TCAAGGCAACACAGGGTATAGTTATAACTAATGGCACTTAAAATTTCAGAAGAAGCAGCAGTACAAATGCCGATGAAAACGGTTGCTAGTTTGATCGCCCTCGTCGCGATCGGCACCTGGGCTTACTTCGGTGTAATTGAGACGCAAAATAAACTTTCAACACAAGTAGAACTGATGTCTAAAGATTTAGTGGAGAATACAGATTTTAGAATCAAGTGGCCTCGGGGCCAGCTTGGAAGTTTGCCGGCAGATTCTGAGCAATTTATGATGATTGAGGATCTTTATAAGACCACGGATAAGTTAAACACACATATAGAATCAATGGCTTTAAACAAAGTCAACATAGAATTTTTAAGAAAACAAATGGATAAAGTTTTAGAAGATATAGAAAAACTTAAAGATCAAGCTAGAGATATGCATTATAAAAACGGAAATGGAGGCACACACTAATGTCAAAAGGAACCCATAAAACTAAAGATGGACGTACAGCACGAAAAGGTCTGTGGTATAATATTCATCAGAAAAGAAAACGTGGAGAGAAAATGAGAAAAAAAGGAGCTAAAGGTGCACCCACTGCTAGTGCTTTTAGAAGAAGTAAGGCCTAATGACAGGAGCTGCTTTACGAGGATATGGCAGAGCCTATATGGCTTCTGGCGGAAAAACACCCGCGTGGCAAAGAAAAGAAGGAAAAAATCCATCAGGCGGATTAAATGCTAAAGGTGTTGCTTCTTACAGAAGAGACAACCCAGGATCTAAACTTAAAACAGCTGTAACAACTAAACCATCTAAACTAAAAAAAGGATCTAAAGCAGCAAACAGACGTAAATCTTTTTGCGCAAGGATGACTGGAATGCGTAAAAGACAAAAAGCTAGTAACAATACAGGTCAAGACAGGTTATCTAAATCTTTAAGAAAGTGGAATTGCTAAAATGATAGAAACAGTAGTCGCCCTAATTATGTTCATAGGAGCAGAAATTAAGGAGCATAGAATACAGCCCGAAGGAATGGCCCAATGCTTACGCGGTAAGCGCCATGCGGAGAGACAGTACACTCCAAATGTAACTTACAAATGTATTAAATCTAAGGCTGAAACTGAGATTTACATGGGCGAAAAGTCTATTAAAAAATTAATTCTTGAATAAACAACATTACGCATTTTTTCTTAAGAAAAATAGGCCTAGAAATAAGCAAAATCCAATAGCTGAAGAATTAAGTGATGGACGTTACCATCAACGTGTGATAAAGAATAAGAAAGCTTATAAACGTAAGGAGAAAAATGTTCGGGAACGGTCCGTTCGGGACGGGAATTAATATGACAGCGCAGGTAGTCAATGGAGACTGCCCATTATGCGCTGAAACTAGTATCTTTGTATCGTTACATCAAACAGTTTATAAATGTTTAAACTGTGGAAATGACATAGAACAAAAAGTAAATGGTAAAATAAGTTATATTCCGCATGTAATGAATAAAGATAATACCGATGGCAAAAGCACCTAAATTTGGCGTTAATAATTACCGAGGCTCGACTAGAAAAAAAAGACCCGGTAGACACGCAAAAAAACCTAACAAAAAATTTTCTAGAAAAATATATAGAGGTCAGGGACGATGAAATTTGTACTTAGTATGATTATGTGCACAAGTGTTTACAATCAATGCTTACCCCCAATTCCATTACAAGAATTATATAACTCTCATTATGAATGCATGATTGCAGGTTATAATGAATCAATTAAAAAGGTAGAAGAGATTGGTCCTGAAGAAATAAATAAGTATGGTACCATAATTAAATTCTTTTGTATTGAAGAAAATTTAATTCTTCCCGAAAAAAAACCAGAAGGACATCCAATTTAATTTTTAAGTGCCATAATATTGCCATAATTATATGGTATAATATATTATAGGAGAGAAAAAATGTTTATACATCCAAACAAATGGAGAGAAAAATACGGTACCACAAGAGTACAAAATTATTATGTCTGTCCAGCTTGCAAAGAAGCTACAAAACCAGACGAATGGTCAGAAGATAAGGAAACTTGTATAAATTGTGGACCGATCCCAAAGAGGGAAACAGGAATCGGTACATAAAGGTGGGAAATTTACATTTACCACACTATAAAAATGTAGTCAAGGGGTATTTTCCCCTTGACTATCCTATAAAATAATGTTATAATGGCGTATAAAAAGGAGAAAAATGGATAAAAACTTATACAGAAACGTGACGTTGTCAAAAGCAACTCACGAAATACTTACAAAACTTTCTAAATGTTTATTACCGGATGGAACTAAACTTTCCATTAGTAAGACAGTAGAAATTATAGCTAAAGAAAAAGCTAAAAAATTAAACGGCAAAATAAAGTAGAATAAAATGACAGAAAAAAATAGTATGGCTAAAGCAGCCATGGAAATGGCTGCGGATGTTTTAACCGATGATTTACAACAAGAAGCTAAAGATAAAATAAATAAACCTAATTCTTATACAATGTTTTTTGTAAAAGTAATTGAGTACATCGATCAATTAAAAATTATTCCACCTAGTTATAAATCACTTCGAACAGTTTTAGTGGGTGTTAATAAAAAAAGACAATCAGAAACGCAAGAAGAAATAAAAAGACATGTTCCTCAAACTCAAAGTTACATTACTCCAAAAGATTTAGAGTATTGGGTTCAGACAGCTAAACAAGGAGAAAAAATAGTTTACTACACAGGTACTACATTTGCTAAAAAGATGATGAATGAAAACAGTGTATTTAGTAGAGCAAGAGCATTAGCTATGGATTATGATGAAATAGTTAAAAAGAAAAAGAAATACCAATACAGAGGACATACTAAAGGAGAATGGGGATGTAATTATACAGGAATTGTAGATTTAGTTCAAAAGAAAGTAACTGATTTACAAAAAGACAAAGAAGGAAATGTTATTTCTTATCCTATTTATAATTATATTATGATTAAAAGATGAAAGAAAGTATGAAAATTTGTGACCATTGTAAAGGAAATGGTTACACTAAAGTTTATGATATAATTGTCCAATGTGATAAATGTAAGTCACAAGGAGAAATAAAACATAATTTGACCACGCTAGAATTAAAAGAATTAGTAAAACAAGCAGGATTACAATGAACGATAAAGATAAAAAACCACATCACTATCCTGATGAAGAATTAGGAAAAATATACCAAGAGTTATTCGAAACAGCTTCGAGATTGAGTCAAGGTACAGACCCAGGGTTAGTTGCTGCATCGATGATGGCTATTGGATCACGGATCTATAAAACAATAATGTCTCCAGAAGATTATACAAAAATGATGGAGAAGATTGCTAAAACAGATGTACAACCCTTTAAGAAAGAAACGTTACAATAATGTGGAGTAAGAAAGGTATATACAATAAATTAAATAGAGAAGGGAAGTCAATTAGAAAGTATCCCGATGGAGATGATCCTTTAAAGATTAAATTATTTGGTAAAACACGTGAGTGTTCTAAATGTGGTAAGAGAAAAAGTATTTTAAGATTTCATTGGAAGTCTTTTTATAAAACTAAAACAAAAAAAGTTAGAAGAATACAGGCACAATGCGGAGAATGTAGAGTGAAGTATGACAATTTAAAATATAGTAAGAGTCCTGAAGCTTACATAAGACGAAGACTTATGAATTTAAAACAAGATTGTAGAAGTAAAAGAGGTAGAAAGAAAGTATTGTTAACTTATAAACAATTGATTGATATCTATAAGAGACAAGTTAAAAGAAAAGGTCTAATATGCCCTTTATCCGGTGTGAAAATGACTTATACTTTAGGTAAGGGAGATATATTAACTAATATGTCCATTGATAGAAAGAGATCTGATAAATATTATGAAAAAGGCAATATACAATTTGTATGTATCATGGCTAATAAAATGAAAAATTTATATACCAATAAAATTTTATATTATTGGTCTAAAAACATAGTGAGGAATCTTGGAAAAAACTATAGAAACTAATATGCCTAATAAGAGAGCGACTTATGGAATATATAATTGGGGTCCATGTGTATTAAAAATTAAAATATCGGAAGAGTTTCATCAATTACTTATTAAAGAAGCTAATGAATCTAAAAAAGAAGAGAACTTATACCAAGACAAATTAGCAGGAATCATTAAGGAAGAATACAAATTTAGAGATAGAAGTCTCTTTGTACCTTATTTCTCTCAAATACTTGGAGTATATGATGAAGCATGGCAAATGTGGAAGAACCAAAAGCATGAACGAAAGCCAGAATATCTTTTAACGGCACTATGGGCTAACTTTCAGAGGAAACATGAGTTTAATCCACCCCATGATCATTCAGATCAATTGTCCTTTGTCATATACTTAAGTATACCTGAGTCTTTAAAAAAAGAACATAAAGAATTTAAAGGTAAAAGTAGTGGACCTGGAGGGATTAGTTTCTTGTATGGTGAAGGAGATAGACAGGCTATCACGTATCAAGCTGCATTTCCCGAAGATAGAGATATGTTTATCTTTCCTGCGTGGTGTAAACATTATGTCGCACCGTTCGAGAGTGACGGAACACGGATCTCGGTTTCCGGTAATGTGGCTGAAAAAGTATCTTTAAATCAAATAAGAAAAAAAGAAATAGAAGAGTGGCTACCAAAAGAAATAGAAGATGTAAATGAATAATTTATTTGTTTTTATATTTAGTTTTTTAGGATTAATGACAGTGTTGTCATTGTATGTGTTGGTGGTAGTATTATGATGGATGAAAAAGATATAGAAGAATATCATAATATTGGTAAAGAAATTAAAGGCATGAAAAAAGCTATTAAATACAATTATTTACAAGGAAAACAGATTACAGATGAAGAGTCTGGAAACAGAATTTATGACTTCAATGGATCTAGACTTCCTAGTGTAACTACGATATTAGGCAAAACAAAAAATCAACAATTTTTAAAAGACTGGAAAGCAAAAGTTGGAGAAGAACGAGCAGAGCAAATCAAGAATTTATCTAGTAAGCGAGGGACTGCCATGCACAAATTCCTCGAGTGTCATATCACAGGCACTGGTTACGATGATCTTACAGGGATCGGACAGGAGGCGAAAGCCATGGCCGAAAAAGTTATTGACGTGGGTCTTACACCGATTGAAGAATACTATGGCTCGGAAGTTATGTTACATTATCCTGGGTTATATGCTGGGTCTACTGACTTGGTATGTGTACACAATGGTATGGATACTATTATAGACTTTAAGCAAAGCAATAGACCTAAGAAAGTAGAGTGGATAGAAGATTACTACATGCAGATAGCAGCATATGCCATGGCTCACGACTATCTTCATAAGTCAAACATACAGCAGGGTATAATAATGATATGCACCCCTGACCTGTATTTCCAAGAGTTTAAATTCCAAGGTATTGAATTAAAGCAATGGAAGCATAAGTTTTTAAAAAGGCTTGATATGTATCATGAGTTGATTCATGATGAGAAAGAGCAAGCTAATGTTCATTTAGATGTGGATGCGTTTAATGGAGCATAATACAGAGTTAAGAGTTAGGGATAGAGGTTATCTAACGAGAATAGGTGAATTCTTGAACCAAGCTGGCAAGGTTTCTCTACTCCCTTCGGTGTCTTACACCGGTTTTCATCAATCTTGCTGGCAGTCACTAAATGTCCCGTGGGTTTTTTTATTTTCCCACGGGGCTAATTATGGTGAAAATAAGGCAGGAATATGGCTAAACTAAGATTGACAGCACTATATAGTAATCTTACAGATAAAAATGATTTTCAAAAAAAATATTTTAGTCAAAATAATCTGTCATACTGTCACAAAGACAAAAAAGATAGAGAAATCAATATTAATTTAACAAAAAAAGTGACAAATTGTGTGACATTTCATTTTTTAAAATATGTCAATATGTCATTCTCTAGGGGGGTAAGCAATTATTTTTACATTTTAAGTACTTGTCTATGCTCTCACATCCCTATATACTATCGATATGCCTAAGAGAAGAAGAAAACAAGTTGTGAATAACACGACTCCCGAGCTGCCTTTTCCTAAAGTCCGCGTGGAGTGGATTGATATTTTATCCGATTCAGGCTGGGCTACCGATAAAGAATTCGATAAGATGAAGTTAAGCTATCCAGTTAACGAGGGCTGGTTGTATTCTAAAGACA